GCAAGATTACCAATTGAAGGTGGAGAAGTGCGAATACTAAACGATGATGAAGTGTTAGGGACCATAGGTGATCCTGAATCAGTTCTTCATTACATTTAACAACATAGGAAGGAAACTATGCCAACAGAGAACGAAAACAAAGTTGATAGTCTAATTGATGTAGGCGAAGCAGATGAAAGCTCCACTGAAATTAATTTAGATAATAAAGGTGAGCCAGAAAAAATTGAAACACCTGTAGAAGAAAAAATAGAAGTAGAGCAAGTCCCTCAAGATAAAACTTTTGAAAATGAAAGAGAGACTAAACTTGAAAAAAAAGATGAAGTTCAAGAGTATAGTGAAGGAGTACAAAAACGTATTGCTAAACTAACTCGTAAAATGCGAGAAGCTGAAAGACAAAAAGAAGAAGCTATTGCTTTTGCAGAAGTAACTAACAGACAAAAGAGTGATCTAGAAGGAAGATTATCTAAATTAGATAAATCTTATACTTCGGAGTTTGAGACAAGAGTTAAAACAAATATGACAGCAGCAAGGCAAGCTCTTAAAACTGCTATTGAATCTCAAGACGTTGAAGGACAGATCGCAGCTCAAGAACAAATTGCAAATCTAACTATGGATGGTGCAAGATTAAATGCTATGAAAGCAGCTGAACAATCTAAACCAGAGCCAAAAGAGGTAAATGTAACACCTCAACAAACAAGACAACCAGCTCAAACAGACCCTATGGCAGAGGACTGGGCAGCTGATAATTCTTGGTTTGGTAATGATTCAGCCATGACTTACACGGCTTTTGATATACACAAAACGTTAGTAGAACAAGAAGGTTTTGATCCTAAATCAAGAGAATATTATGCAGAAGTTGACAAAAGAATAAGGGTTGAGTTTCCGCATAAATTTGATAAGGTAGAAGACAATACTACAGAAAGAGCTAAACCAGTTCAGAATGTAGCTTCGGCCAGACGTTCAGCCTCAACAGGACGCAAAAATAAAACTGTGAGACTCACGCCATCACAAGTAGCAATTGCTAAAAGATTAGGTGTGCCACTAGAAGAATATGCGAAACAATTAAATATCACGGAAGGAGTATAGGCATATGGAAAACGAAAAAATAAAAACTTCACGTGCGAGTTCAACTAGAGCGAAAGCTGAAACTAAAAAAGTATGGACTCCACCCAACTCACTTGATGCACCACCAGCGCCAACTGGATATAGACATCAATGGATACGTGCCGAAATTCTCGGCGCATCAGATGCTAAAAACATAGCATCGTCTTTGAGAGAAGGATGGGAATTAGTGAGAGCTGATGAATATCCTGACTCAATTTATCCGGAGATGACAGAAGGTAAATACGCTGGAGTAATTGGAGTGGGAGGCCTATTGCTGGCTAGGATACCCGAAGAGATTGCGCTTCAAATCGATGCTTATTATAAAAAGCAAAACGATGCTAAAGAAGAAGCAGTAGAGAACAATCTTATGAAGGAACAGCACCCAAGTATGAAATTCCAAAAGGAATCTAATACTCGTGTAACCTTCGGTGGTACAAAGAAAAGCTAATTATTTAGTAATTCCTACCCAACGAATAAATTAAACCGTACTGGAGGCCCTTTGGGGCAGGTACATAAAAAGGAAACAATACTATGGCAAATGCAAGTACAACTGGATTTGGTTTAAGAGCTGTAATGACTGTTGGAAATACTCCAGCAACTTCAGGACAATCTGAATATCAAATACAAAATGCACCTGGCGTAGCATCAAACAAAGGTGATCCAATGTCGTTTAACGATGGTGGAGCAACTGCGGGCGAAGCTGGTAAGGTACAAGATGCTTCTTTTACTACAACTGATGATGGTGGAAACGGTGGAACTGCGTGGACAACTGCGAACTCTGCTCTTCTATTAGGTGTTTTCAACGGTGCATTCTTTATTGATTCATCTGGAAAACCTACATTCTCAAATAACGTAGTAGCAAGTCAAGCAACATCAAAGGACTACAATACTGGTTCTAATGGTATAACTGCTTTCATCATTGACAATCCTATGCAGGAATATGTCGTGAAAGCTGATGCCGCTTTGGCACAAACTCTTCTTGGAGTTAACCCAATGCAAGGCTTTAACACTAACAACTACACAGCAACAGATAACAAAGATGGTCAATCGATCACTACGTTAGATGTTGGTTCTGCGGCAACAACTTCAATGTTTACTGTCGTAAGAAATGCAAACGATCCAGAGAATAAAGATCAAGCTTCAGCGGGATGTAATTTCGTTGTAATGATCGCTCCGGGTAGTGCATTGTTTAATTAATCTGAATAGGAGTATATAACTATGGCAATATCAAGAGCACAACTAGTTAAGGAACTAGAGCCAGGTCTAAATGCACTATTTGGACTTGAATACAAAAACTACAGTGACCAGTGGACTGAAATTTTCGACACTGAATCATCTGACAGAGCTTTCGAAGAGGAAGTAATGTTAGCTGGTTTCGCAAACGCGGCAGTTAAACCTGAAGGACAGGGCGTAACTTTCGACGATGCACAAGAAACTTTCACAGCTCGTTACACTAACGAAACAGTTGCATTAGCATTCGCAATCACAGAAGAAGCTATTGAAGATAACTTGTATGACAGACTTGCGTCTAGATATACAAAAGCTTTAGCAAGATCTATGGCGAGTACTAAAAATATCAAAGGTGCAGCAGTATTGAATAACGCATTTGATTCTACTTTTGCTGGTGGAGATGGTAAGGAGCTTTGTGCTACTGACCACCCTACATTAGCAGGTACGTTTTCAAATGAGTTAGCAACAGCGGCTGAACTTAACGAAACTTCATTAGAACAATCGTTAATTGATATTAATGCGTACACTGATGAAAGAGGCCTAAAAATTGCGGCTACAGGAGTTAAAATGATAATTCCTTCAGCTCTTCAATTTACTGCTGACAGACTTATGAATTCTGCAGGCAGAACTGGCACAGCTGATAACGACATTAACGCAATCAGAAACATGGGAATGATATCTGGTGGATATGTAGTTAATAACTACTTAACTGCTGCGAAGAAGTTCTTCATTAAAACTGATGTGCCTAATGGTCTGAAACACTTCAACAGATCACCTATCAAAACTTCAATGGAAGGTGACTTTGATACAGGTAACGTTAGATACAAAGCGAGAGAAAGATATGTATTTGGATTTTCTGATCCAAGAGGTATCTTTGGTTCAAACGCAACGTAATCAATAATTTTAAAAGGGCCGAACACAATTCGGCCCTTTTATTTAAATAAGGTGAAAAGATGAAGAAATTCCTAGTAAATATATGGGCTTATGACTACCACGGAAAGTTTGAAGTGGAAGCAGAAGACAATCCAACCTCATTGGAACAAGCAATAGTTGACAAACTAGGGAAAAATGATATTATCTGGGAAAGAACGGGAATGTTCGCCCAAATAAACAGAATAACCTATGAGGAGGTTACTTATGATACAAGACCTATACAAACAAAAAAGGTCCTTGGAGTTGAAGTGGGAACAGGAGCATCTGGATAATAACAGATACACTCTTGAAATGGTTAGAATTGATGACAAGGTAAAAGAAGTCATCACAAAAATTAAGTTAGAAGAAGCAGCCATTGCTCACAGACAAAATACTGTAGACGGTATTGCTCCACAGGTTTCAGTAGCTACTTAATAAAAAGCTACATTTAAAAATCACATATAATCCGTAGGCTCTCTTGCGCTCTTTTAAAAACTATTGTATAAAAGACACACTATACAATTTAATTAGAATACTGACGAGTATAGTCGACGGCCTAGAGACAGTATTCGGAAACTAGGAGGATATAATTATGGCACAAACTACATTTTCAGGACCAATATTAGCTGGTACTATTAAAAATACTACAGGTACTACTGTTGGAACTGATATCAAAAATACAGGACAAGTCCTAATGGCTCAAACTGCAGCTGTTGATTTATCAGGAGGTGCAATTGCAGCATCTGCTCTTGACATTGTCATTCCAGCAAATTCACAATTAGTGGATATTGTTTTTGACAGTATCACAGCAGCATCTGGAGCTACTAATATTAGTATTGGTCAAGTTGGTGGATTAGCTACTGCATATGTTAATACTTTTGCAATTGGAACAACTGTAGGACTTAAACGTCCAACAACTGAAGCTGGTGGAGCACTAGCTTGGGAAGATGTTGGAACAAGTGATGTAAGATTTAATGTAACTAATTCAGCGGCAACAAATGCTGGTGAATTAAGAGTTACTATTATGTACTTACAAAACAACAATTTAAGTTAATAATTAATTTAGTGTGGGACTTCGGTCCCACACATAAATTTTAAGGAGAAAAATATGTCAGGATATACAAGTGACCAACTCGTAGCACATGCTACAGTAGATGGACAAATGGTTCCTACAACACAAAGAGCTAGAATAACTGGTATTCAAGCTGAAGGAGCTGCAAGTTCTTCTATCGTATTTAAAAGTGGTGGAGCTGCAGGAACTACAATAGCTACATTCAAATTTGGAACTGAAGGAATAGATTTTTATGTTCCTGGTTCTGGAATCTTATTTGATGAAGGAGTTTATTTAGATCTAACAAACACTCCAGGTGTTACTATAACATTTACGTAGGAGTAAATCGTGGCTACACTAACTTATACAGTAACCGTAGCATCGGGGACTAACGCCTTTGGAACCGCTAATAAATTTTTTATTAACGGAGAAGTAAGTCCTGTATTATTTTTACAAGAAGGCGATACTGTTGTATTTGATACTTCTGATAGTTCTAATACTAATTTTAAATTTTCTTTTTCAGCAACTAAAGATGGAACTTTTACAACTGGTGGAACAGAATATACAACAGGAGTTACACATACAGGAACTCCAGGAGCTACAGGAGCAAAAACAACAATTAATGTTGCGCCTGTAAGAACAGTCGGAGCACCTTTATTATTTTATTATAATTCAGGAGTTACAACTACTTCTGGAATGGGTAATACTGCCCAAACTATTTCTCCTACTTCTGAAACGACTGAATTTAATCCACAGGTAGATGATATAATAGAAGAAGCTTTTGAGAGAACTGGTGTTAGAGGAGCTAGAACTGGTTATCAATTAAGATCAGCAAGACGTTCTTTAAATATTATGTTTCAAGAATGGGGAAACAGAGGTGTTCATTTATGGAAAGTAAAACTAGCTAAAGTTCCACTAGTTGAAGGACAAGCAGAATATAGTTTTGCAGCAGATTCGGAAAATTTTCCAAGTGACATTAGTGATGTTCTTGAGTCTTTTTATAGAAATAATTCTTCAACTACTGAACCTCAAGACATTGCATTAACTAAAATAGATAGATCTACATATTCTCAAACACCAAATAAATTAGCTAAAGGTACACCATCACAATATTATGTAGAAAGAAAATTAAATCCAAGTATATTTTTATACACAACACCAAGTTCAAGTGTATCCAGTACAACTACACCAAGTAGTTTTCAATTTTGTTTTTATTATTTATCAAAAATTCAAGATGTTGGGGCATATAATAATACTTCAGATGTTGTTAATAGATTTTATCCTTGCATGATGTCAGGACTTGCTTACTATTTAAGTTTAAAATATTCACCTGAAATGAGTCAAGAACTAGAACGAAGATATGAAAGTGAATTATTAAGAGCACTTGATGCAGACAATCAAGGTACATCTACATTCATATCACCACAAACATTTTATGGAGATGGAGTATAATGGGTAAGTATGCTTCTGGTAAACACGCATTAGCAATTTCTGATAGATCAGGAATGGTGTATCCATATTCTGAAATGGTTAGAGAATGGAATGGATCTTTAGTTCACACTTCAGAGTTTGAAGCAAAGCAACCACAACTTTCTCCAAAACCAGTAGGTTCAGATCCTCAAGCTTTATATAATCCAAGACCTCAACCAAATTCTAAAACAAGTTTAATACTTTTAGATAACAATCCATTTACATCTATTATTTCTGGTGGTGTAACTTATGTAAATGTTTATTCTGAAGATCATCAAAGAGCTGCTGGTTCTATTGTAAGGTTTAGGGGTAACCCTCAAGTAACAAGTGCTGGACCTGGTGGTTCTGATCCAGCCGATTTAAAAAATTTACAATCATTTGCAAACATACCAACGTTTGACAATGTAACTGATTTAAATAATACAAATGGTTTTACAATTGCATTAGGTCAAATAGATTCTGCCGGTAACGTTACCGGAGCAACAACATCGGATCCTATAACAAATCCAATAAGTTATTTTTATATAACAAGCACTAGTAATGCAACAACAGGTAATATAGAAGGTGGTGGAGCAAATTGCTCTGCAGGACCAGTAACACTTGAGGTAGTAAACGGATAATGGCATATACTTTAGACAATTTAAGAACTGATATTAAAAATTATACAGAGGTAGATAATGGTGTTACAACTCCAAAGGTTTTAACGGATTCAGTTCTCAACACAATTATTAAAAACGCAGAAAATAAAATTTACAGAGAAATTGATACTGATCAAAATGTATTTTATGCAACCTCAAACGCTATCATAGGAAACAGATATGTAACAATTCCAACCGATTTAAGAGCAATTAGATATGTTCAATTTAAAGATCAAGCAGGCAACCAGTATTATTTAGAACAAAGAGATACTAGTTTTATGGCAGAATATTATTCTACACCTTCTACATCTGCTGTAGATATTCCAAAATACTACGCTAATTGGGATGAAACTTTTTGGGTAGTAGCTCCTACTCCTGATAAAACTTACGAAATTACAATATCATATGATAGAGAGCCAGAAACAATTACAGATACTACATCTACTCCCGCTCCGGCTACAGCAGGCACTTATCTGTCAAACAAATATCAGGATT